ACAGACTACGAGCCTCTTGACCTCATATCAGGATACTGATGATGATTGAAGAATTTGAACAAGAAGATTTTAACGAAGAGCAAGACCTTGCTGAGTGGGTAATGGGCAAGGTAGAGGCGTGGAAGGAGCACTACGACTCCGAGTACCGTCAGAAGCACGAAGAGTATTATCGCATTTGGCGCGGTGTGTGGGCGGCTCAGGACAAGACTCGCGAGAGCGAACGGTCGCGCCTCATCAGCCCTGCTACGCAGCAGGCCGTAGAGTCTTCAGTCGCTGAACTAGAAGAGGCTACCTTTGGCCGTGGTCGTTGGTTTGACATCAAAGACGACTCCCAGGATGAAGAGTCAGGCGACATATCCTATCTGAAGAAGAAGCTATACGAAGACTTCCAGAAACAGAAGATCAGGAAGGCTACGGCAGAGTGCTTGCTCACCAGCGCCGTCTACGGTACTGGCATTGCTGAGGTATGTATTGAGACCATCAAGGAGATGGTACCAGCGACCCAGTCTATCATGGATGGGCAGCTTCAAGCGGTAGGTGTCAACATCACTGACCGCACTGTAGTACGCCTACGTCCTCTCCTGCCTCAGAACTTCCTTATCGACCCTGCCGCCTGTTCTATTGAAGACGCTCTCGGCTGCGCCGTGGATGAGAACGTCCCTACGCATGAGATTGAAGAGAAGCAGGAAGAGGGTGTCTACAAGAAGGTGTCGCTGGACACCGCTGTGTTTGAAGACGACCGTGAGCCTGACATCACCATCCAGCATCCTACCGAGGGCCGCACACGCCGTACCACCTACTACGGTAAGGTGCCTCGTGCCTTGTTGGAGAATGCCCGTAAGGAAGAAGGCGTAGAAGTAGTTACTCTCACTGAAGACACAGAAAACAAGTCCAAGTACGTTGAGGCTATTATTGTCATAGCCAACGGCGGTGCCTTGCTGAAGGCAGAAGAGAACCCCTACATGATGCAAGACCGTCCGCTGGTGGCCTTTCCGTGGGACGTTGTCCCCGGCCTGTTCTGGGGCCGTGGCATCTGCGAGAAAGCATACAACAGCCAGAAAGCACTGGATGCCGAGCTGAGGGCGCGTCAGGACGCCTTGGCACTTACTGTGCATCCTATGATTGGTATTGACTCTACACGCCTTCCGCGTGGCATGAACATGGAAGTACGCCCCGGCAAGACGCTGCTTACTGTTGGCCCTCCTGGCGATGTGATCCAGCCTATCAAGCTGGGCGCAGTTGACCAAGTAACCTTCGTGCAGGCAGAAGCTCTCCAGCGTATGCTTCAGATGGCTACAGGCGCTATCGACAGTGCTGGTATCGCAGGTAGCATCAACGGTGACGCTACTGCTGCTGGCATCTCCATGAGCCTTGGTGCCATTATCAAGCGCCACAAGCGAACCTTGATTAACTTTCAAGAATCGTTTATAATCCCGTTCGTGGAAAAGGCAGCATGGCGCTACATGCAGTTTGACCCTGAACACTACCCGGTCAACGACTACAACTTCGTCGCTACCTCCTCACTTGGCATCATTGCCCGTGAGTACGAAGTTACCCAGCTTACTCAACTCCTCCAGACCATGGGCCAAGACAGCCCTCTGTATGCTCCCCTTGTGATGGCTATTGTAGACAACATGAGCTTGGGCAACAGTGAGGAACTCAAGAAGACCCTCGTCAAAGCCTCTGAGCCTTCGCCTGAAGCACAACAGGCAGCGCAGGCACAGCAGGAGAGCCAGTTGCGCTTCCAAGCCTCTCAGTCGGCTGCTCTGGAAGCTCAGGCAAATGAGTCTGCTGCAAGAGCAGCTAAGTACGTCGAAGAAACCCGTATGTTGCCTTTTGAGTTGCGTATCAAAGCAACTGAGGCAGCGACTAAGAACATGAAGTCGTCTGGCAACGAAGGCGATGAGTTTGAGAAGCGCGTAAAGCTGGTACAAACCCTGCTGGATGAGCGCAAGGTAGCCCTCATGGAGAAGAAAGATGAAAGGGAATCCAAAATAAATACACTAAAACAGTTTGTGTGACGCACATGGAACAGATGAACGAACACAAGCCATTGTTTTCTGTAATGATGATTTGCTACAACAATGTGCAGTTTATTAAAGCTGCCATTGATAGTGTAAAAAATCAAACTTATCAGAATTGGGAGTTAATTATTAACGATGATTGCTCTACCGATGGAACAAGGGAACTTGCGAAGGCACTTGAAAAAACGGACAGTCGTATAAAAGTTTCGCAAAATGCCCAAAACCTGATGACTCCCAAAAATAGGGCTGCGGCTTCTGAGTTATTGTCTGGAGAATTGATTGGTCATTTAGATTCCGATGATATGCTGTATCCACATGCTATTGAATATATGGTGGATGCAATGAACAAACACCCAGATATTGCTTTAATGTATTCAGATAAATCTGGCATAAATGCAGCAGGAAAAATAATCGCTTACGACATGATGCCAGATTACCACTCAAATCTTGCCTATTTTGGCTGGCGTCCTTTTGGCGTTTATAGAAAATCTGTATTTAATACAACCAGCGGATACAACACAAAACTAACAGGCGGATGTGAAGACGGGGATTTATTTATGCAGATTGCAGAAAAGCATAAATTTATGCGTGTGCCACACGTTTTATATTACCACCGATCACACTCAACCAACACCAGCCCCAAAAATCATTCTTGCAACACATGCCCAGATCGGCCTATATGTAACTATATAAGGGTTTGGAGTAAGCACGCTGGAGTAGATCATCTAACAATGCTTCCATTGGAAAATAAAAATGCCTAAGAAAGACTCAAGGCTGGAAAGAACCGGAGTAGAGGCTTTCAACAAGCCAAAGAGAACTCCAGGACACCCCACCAAAAGCCATGTTGTAGTAGCAAAGCAGGGTGACCAAGTAAAGACTATTAGGTTCGGGCAGCAGGGCGTTAGCGGTAGCCCCAAGCGCGAAGGAGAGTCGGAAGCGGATCGGAAGCGTAGGGCATCGTTCAAGGCCCGTCATGCTTCCAACATTGCCAAAGGGAAGATGTCAGCCGCGTACTGGGCAGATAAGGCTAAATGGTAAATAACAACAACAAGAGGATTATTGCTTATGTTGACTCAAACTGAAATCAATCGCCTGTTTGAACAGGTAAACAAGGCATTTGAGGCTGACCGAGAGCGCATTAACGCCCTTGAGAAGCGTGTAAAAGACCTTGATAACGCTAACAAAGGCGCTCCGAAGCAGTCACAGACTGCCAAGGGCAACTAAAATGACACAGGAAATAGATAATCTATCGCTCTACCTGACCATAATGGCTAACGGGCCTGCCAACTGGACGCCAGAGCAGGTCAAATCAGCCTATGACTTCGCCAAGAGCCTCCAACCAAAGGTAAAGCAGGCCGAAGTCCTCAGCTTTACTGGCCGTGACCCCAAGATTCCCCTTGACAGACACTAAAAAGTATGGTATAATCCGAAATGAATAAAGAACTACAAGAATACTACGATTCTTTGTTTGACCTATTTGGGTCTAAGGGCTGGAAAGTCCTCACCCAACAGCTAGAAGCAAACAAAAGCAGCATCAGTTTCATCAGGGATATTCCAGACGCCAAGAACCTTCACTTCAAGCAAGGTCAACTTGACGTAATCGACATTATCCTTACCCTTCCCGCGCTTACTGAGCAGTCGTTTAAATCGGCTCAGGAGCCTTCTGAATGATCTTTGACTTCCGCTGCCCCTCTGGGCATACGAACGAAAGGAACGTATCTAGCGACATCCGCAACATGCCATGCTCAGAGTGTGGCGCAGATGCCGTTAGAATCATCTCAGGCACTTCAGTGAAACTCCCTGGTTGGGACCCCGGTTACCCCGGAGCCTACGACAAATGGGCAAGAGATCACGAAAAGAACGCCAAGAAACACGCAAAAGGATAACTACCCTGCCGGTAGCCCCTTTTATATCTCCACAATGTTATTACACGGAGTAAGAAATGGCAGAACTCATTAATGATCGTCCGCTTGACGATAGCGACAAAGAATTACTCAATAGTCTTGTAGCACATGACCCTTCTGAAAAGGAGACATCTCAGAACCAAGACGACCTACCTGACAAGTACCGTGGTAAATCAGCAAGTGACATTGCTAGGATGCATCAAGAGGCTGAGAAGGCAATTGGCAGGCAAGGACAGGAGTTAGGCGATCTTCGCCGTGTCGTAGACGATATTCTAGTCAAGCAGTCAGAAATCATTACCAAGAAAGAACCCCCGCAGGAAGTAGACTTCTTCGCTGATCCCAAAGCAGCGGTAGCACAGTCAATTGAATCCCACCCTATGGTGGCAGAGCTAAAGCAGCATACGGCAAATGCCAAAAAGGCATCGTCGCAAGCTGAACTGATCCGTAGACATGCGGACGCATATGATCTGATTGCTGACCAAGCCTTCATTGAATATGCTACAGCTACGCCAACCCGTAGGGCGCTCCTGAAACAAGCAGATAGCAACTTGGACGTAGATGCTGCTGATGAACTCTTTACCTCTTACAAAGAGCGTAAGGCGCTTCTACAGCAGACTGTGCAATCCGAGAAGCAGGCACGCTCCTCTTCTGTTCAGGCAGCTTCAACTGGCAGTTCCCGTGTATCCGCAGAGGCGAGTAGCACCAAGAAGAAGTATAGACGGGCTGACATTATCAAACTCATGCGCGAAGACCCTGATCGGTACGCTTCCCTTGCTGGTGAAATCCGGCGAGCCTACTCCGAAAACAGGGTTATCGACTAGCACTTAATAACCTTCTGGAGATACAAACATGGCTACTTCAACTTACCCCACGATGACCGGCGCAACTGGCCTTACCGAGGCTGATTCGTTCATCCCTACCCTCTGGTCTGACGAAATCCGTGCAGCCTATGAGAAGTCCCTCGTACTGGCTCCGCTGGTACGCAAGATGCCTATGGTTGGCAAGAAAGGCGATACAGTCCGTATCCCTGCGCCCACCCGTGGTAGTGCATACGTCAAGACAGAGAACACTGCTGTAACGC